CTGAAGATCATGCAGGCTACACATACGGCTGATCTGTCTGTACGTTTCGGTCGTAAGGTGAAGAACCTCATGGAGACCGAGGACTATCAGAAGGTCTTCGGCGTGAAACTGAGGTCTGACTCGAAGGCTGCGTACAGGTGGGAAACAGACGGTGGCGGGGAATACTTCGCCTCAGGTGTCGGAGGCAACATTGCAGGTCGTGGCGCTGATTTATTTATTGTCGATGATCCCCACTCGGAACAAGATGCGCAGTCGCCCACTGCGCTGGAGAACGCTTGGGATTGGTATACTGCTGGTCCTCGTCAGCGTCTTCAGCCTGGAGGTACTATTATTCTGGTCATGACACGGTGGGGCGACAGTGACCTGACCGCCCGCCTGATGAAACAGCAGGATCAGGATCCGAAGGCTGACCAGTGGGAGATCATTGAGTTCCCGGCAATCTTGCCGAGCGGTCAACCTCTGTGGCCGGAGTACTGGAAACTTGAAGAACTGGAAAAGGTACGGGCTTCGATTCCGCTGTCGAAGTGGAACGCCCAGTACATGCAAACGCCGACTGCTGACTCGGCATCCATTATCAAACGCGACTGGTGGCAGAAGTGGGAAAAGAAGGACATCCCTCGTTTGCACTATGTCATGCAGAGTTACGATACAGCGTTCCTCAAGTCGAACAAGGCTGACTTTAGTGCCATTCACACTTGGGGCGTATTCTACCCCCGGGAGGATGGCCCTCCGAATGTTATCTTGCTGGATGCAAAGAAGGGTCGATGGGAGTTTCCTGACCTGAAACGCATTGCCTACGAGGAGTACAAATACTGGGATCCGGAAACGGTTCTGGTCGAAGCCAAGGCTGCTGGTCTGCCTTTGTCCCAGGAACTCCGGTCTACTGGTATTCCGGTAGTGAACTTCAGCCCGAGTCGTGGTAATGACAAGTTCAGTCGCATGAACTCTGTTGCACCCCTATTCGAGGCTGGTTTGGTGTGGTATCCTGAAACGAGTTGGGCAGAAGAGGTCATTGAAGAGATGGCATCTTTCCCCTATGCGGAACACGATGACCATTGTGACGCTGCAACGCAGGCTCTTATGCGCTTCAGGCAGGGCGGGTTCCTGACGCACCCTGAGGATTATGAAGTCGAGCGCGTCGAGAAGGTCGGGAGAAGGGTTTATTACTGATGGCTGTTAATCCGTTCAACAATGTCGCATCTCCTATTTACGCGGATCCAGAAGAGAACATGGACGAGTTGACGGACGAAGAAGCGTCAATGGAATCCGAAGGCGACGAGGAATCCTACGAGCTTTCGGAAGAGGAAGAAGACGCTCTTGAGATGGCGAACCTTCCGTTTGAAGCAAACCTTGCAGAGTACTTGGAAGATTCGAAGTCTTCGAAGATTGCAAAGGAGCTTATGGGTTCTATTGAAGATGACCTGTCTTCGCGATCTGAGTGGGAAAAGGTCTATGAGCAGGGGATGGAACTGCTCGGTCTGACCTATGAAGACCGTACTGAACCATTTGACGGCGCAACAGGTGTCACTCATCCGATCCTGAACGAAGCTGTAACTCAATTTCAGGCGCAGTCATATAAAGAACTGCTGCCGCCCGGTGGCCCGGTGCGTACCCAGATCCTCGGAAAGGTTACTCCTGAGAAGGAAGCACAGGCCGAGCGCGTCAAAGCCTTCCTGAATTACCAGATTACTCAGGTCATGGAAGAGTATGACCCTGATTATGACCAGATGCTGTTCTATGTCGGCTATGGTGGGTCTGCGTTCAAGAAGGTTTCGTATGACAGCTACCTTGATCGAGCCACTTCACCCTATGTTTTGCCTAAGGACTTGATCGTACCGTACTCTGCCCGTGATCTTATGACGGCAGAGCGTGTCACACATGTCCTTCGCTACACCGCTGTTGAGCTGAAACGGCTCCAGTTGAGTGGTTTTTACCGTGATGTCGAGGTTGGAAAGCCGACAGACGCTGGTCCGGACTCGATTAAAGAGCGGATGGACCGGATTACCGGGATCGAACCGTCTGCGGAACCTAACGAATACGTCCTGTACGAGTGCCATTGCTACCTGGATCTCGAAGGATTTGAGGATAAAGACGAGGAAGGCGAAGAAACGGGGCTTATGCTGCCGTATGTCGTCACCTTCGAAGCCAGTTCCAACAAGGTTTTGGCTATTCGCCGCAACTGGAACCCGGCAGACCCGAAGAAAAAGAAGAAACAGTACTTCGTTCACTACAAATTCCTGCCGGGCATGGGCTTCTATGGCTTCGGCATGGTCCATTTGCTAGGAAACTTGTCTCGTTCTGCGACTTCTATCCTGCGTCAGCTCATTGACGCTGGTACTTTGTCCAATCTACCCGCTGGTTTCAAGGCAAAGGGCCTTCGTGTTGAAGATCAGACCCCAATTCAGCCAGGCGAGTGGCGTGATGTCGATGCCCCGGGCGGTGATTTAGCTCAAAGCCTGCTTCCGCTGCCGTACAAAGAGCCGTCAGCTACCCTTATGCAGCTTTTGGGCTTCTGTATCGACGCGACACAGAAGTTTATAGGCACAACTGACCTCGGAATGGGTGATTCCAACCAGGAAATGCCTGTCGGTACAGCCATGGCGATGCTGGAACGCGGTAGCCGCATCATGTCGGCGGTCCACAAGCGCCTCCACTACGCACAAATGCAGGAACTCAAGCTTATTGCCCGGGTTGTTGCTGATTATCTTCCGCCTGAGTACCCGTATGAGGTGTCTGGCGGTGATATGACCATCAAGGCTTCGGACTTTGACGACCGTATCGACATTGTTCCGGTCAGCGACCCGAATATCTTCTCTATGACGCAGCGTGTGACACTGGCGCAGCAGCAATTGCAGCTCGCACAGCAAGCTCCGCAGATGCACAACCTCTATGAGGCCTATCGGCGCATGTATAATGCGCTTGGTGTCACGGATGTTGACCTTATTCTTCCGCCCCCTCCTCAGCCACAGCCTGAATCGCCTGCTCTGGAGAATGCGCGGTCGATGGTGATCCCGTCCGGTGGTCAGCCCTTGAAAGCTTTCCCCGATCAGGATCACCTTGCCCATATTGAAACACATATCATGTTCATGCAGTTGCCTTTGGTGCAGATGTCACCGCCTGTGTACGGTGTTTTGATGTCTCACCTGCTCGAACACATGTCTCTTGCAGCGCAGCAAATGGTAGTGATCAAAATGCAGCAAGCTGGCATTCAAATGCAGCTTGATAACAGCCAGATGCAGATCGAAGTTGCCAAAGCCGAGGCTCAAATGATGCAGCAGTTGATGCAGCGTCTTGCTCCTCCGCAGCAGGGCGACCCGTTGGTGCAACTCCAACAGCAGAACCTGCAACTCAAGGCGCAGGACCTTCAAATGAAGGCTGCTCGTGACCAGCAGCAGATGCAGTTGGATGCCGAGAAGATGCGTCAGAAGGCTTCCATTGATCGTGAGAAGACACAGTCACAAGAAGATATTGCACAACTTCGTGCTAACGTCGCTCTTGCCCGTGTTGCAGCCACTAAGAGGCAGTAATGAATAACACCGGAATCCGCTCACTCGCTCAAAACCTTCAGGCTATGGGCCGTGGCAAGGACACGATCCTCGCTCACATCATGCCTGAAGAAGCAGCTATGCTTAAACGCATGGGTGGATCTGGTACAGTAAACCCAAATACTGGTCTCCTTGAGTTCCAAAATCCTGGCGATATTGCAAGTGGTGGCTACGGATCCGGTAACATTGGCGGCGGAAGTTCTTCTGGCGGCGGATCCTCGTGGAGTGGCGGTGGCGGCTCTTCTAACCCGGGCGATATTGCAGGCGGCGGATTTGGTTCTGGCAATGTTGGCGGCGGATCTTCGTGGAGCGGCGGTGGCCGAGACTCCTCCAGCAGCAATCAAAGTCCTACGTATGGCGGATCTTCGTCAGGTGGCGGCGGATTTAATAGTGCAAACTGGGGTGTTGGCGGCGGCATGCTTACCCCAGGAACACCGACGATGGTGAGTTCCGGTGGCGGTAACTTTGTTCCGGCTGGCGGAAATGATTCAGGCAACTTTATGAGAAGCATTGGTGTCCCGACACTTGTGTCCAACACAATGCAGGCTGTAGGCAATGCTGCCCAATCTGTCGGGCAGGGCCTTCTTGATTTCAGTGACGCTTCAACGGGCCAGTATCGCCAGATGATGGCTGACCCAAGAGGTTATTTCGGAAGCATGGTTCCATCCATGCCTGAAATGCCTTCCGTCAGTCCGGCACAAGCAGGCGCTTTTCTCGGTGATCAAATTGCTTCTTTGCGTGAAGCCCTATCTGCTCCCGCACCTACTGTAGCTCCCGGCTTCCGCAGCGAGGCGGCTACACCAACCTACGACTTTACGCCTGCTGCCCCTCAAGTTCCTTTGCAACTTGATCCAGGTGGATCAGGTCGAATGGTGTCGCCAACTGAAGTTCAACTCTTCAACGAGATGCAACGTGCGCGGTTTGAGGATCAGTACGCACCTCGCACCTCAATTGTTCCGGCTCCTAGACCAGCAGAATCTATCCAACTTCCACAAGAACCTGCCCCGCAAGGACCTCCTGGCTTCCGCAGTGAGGCTGCTACGGGAGCATACCGGGTTACCCCGGTAAGTTTGCCCGGGTTCCGTAGTGAAGCTGCACTTGAATCCCTGACACCAACAGCGGAACAGGCTCCGACGAGCCTTGCAGGCCTACCCCCTGGTCGTCTCGGTGCATTTGATATGCAGACCGCAGTACGGCAGTATCGCGAAGGTCTTGGCGGAATTACTGTTCCAAGCGGAGTACCTCTTGTTGGGAATGTTGTTGCCGGAAACTACGTGAACGACCCCACTTCAAAGTTCTATGAGACCGACGAACAGATCGCGCAGAAGATACTGGACAATCTCCCTCTCGCTGGTTTGACTGTTGGAGAAGGTGGCTCGATCACGACAGCGGAAGGCGGTATCCCGTCTGCCGAGCAGATGGCTCAGATCTCTTCTCTGGCAAGCCGTCCGTATACAGTTCCTCAGTCACGTTTGCCTGAAGGCGCTGTCGGTCAGATGACACTGGACCCACGTCAGTTTGTTGATATCCGTCCTGCACCGATGCCTCCAGAACGTCCTGCCGGAGAAACTGCTGTTGCAGGTTCCCCGGGTTTCCGTAGCGAAGCTGCGCTTGAACCTTCTGCTGTCTCGATGGGTCCTCCCGGATTCCGCAGTGAAGCTGCGCTTGAACCTTCTGCTGCCTCGATGGGCCCTCCCGGATTCCGTAGCGAGGTTGCGCAAAATGTTGCGCAAAACCTGGATCGAGAGTTCGAGCGTGTAAATGCAAACCTTGTTGAAGGTCCAACAACTGCCCCTCGATCCGCGTTTGGAAACATTCCAACATTCGCTCAGGTCCCTGCCGGATCATCAATGGCGTTTCCGGAAACGGGTGCCGCAGCCCCTGCTTACGCCAGTCAACCCGCAGCCCCGGCCAACATAATTGATTACACAACAGAGCGGCTGACTGACCCTCGCATGCAGCCGACCAATTTGCGTGAAGCAATATCAAACCCTAACCTTTATTTTGGCATGAGCTACCCGTCTCTTGTAAATATGCCAAACCCGACTCAAGCAGGCATTGCAGGTATGCTTGCAAATATCCGTCGTGAGAGCTCTTTCCGACCCGCTGAATACAACCCAGATGAATTTGGTTTTGGCTTTGCTCAGTGGCAACAAAAGCAGGCGCTCCCTGCCGCTGGTCGGTTAAACTACATGCTTCAAAATCTGGGTGTCGATACAGCAAATCTCCCTGCCGAGAAAAATGCGCAGGCAGCGGCAATTCGCCAAGCACTAAAGGGAACAGACTTACAGCAGATTGGTGTTATTCTTAATGAAATCGCCACCGTAAAGTCCTTTGCACCGACGTATCGGGCAATGACTGAGCCTGGCGTAACTCCTTCGCAGGCCGCGTTTACGTACATGAAAAACTACGAAGGCGCTAAAGTTGTTCCTGGGCCAAGAGATATTGAGCTTGGTAAGGAAGAAGCTGTTCGCGCAGAACTAAATGCTCGTATTGCAAAACAGGCGGCAGACGCTGAACGCATAGCTCGAACTCAGTTTACAGGCACACAATTGAGGCCGTCCGTTGCTCAGGTTGTGGAGACTGTTGGGCCTACTTCTTCTCAGGCTACTCAAGAAGCAATTCAAACGCGAAGCTTGGGAAGTTTGTTGGATTACTCTTTGTCAAATAGTGGTCTCCGCAGTGAAGTTCTCACCGAGGGCTACAACGCTCCGGCAGCTCCCGTGACAGGATACAGAGATTCTCTTCGTGCCTTGGGGTACACAGACGACCAGATAGATAGTATTGAGGGGATCGCTGATCTGCCTCTTGAAACAGCTTCCGCTATATCCGGTAACTTGCTTAAAGGAGCAGACCGTCCCCGTATCGGCGGAGACGGCGGAAGAGACTACGGTAGACCATCTCGTCCTTCCCGTAATCTTCCCTCTGAAACCACTCCGGCAGAACCAGCTCCTGTTGATTATACCACAGGATTTGATTTGACCCGTCGCACTTACACCCCGTCTCAATCTACCGAGACACTTAGCCCTGCCTATCGATAAGGAGTTATGACTATGAAGAAGACCTCAAAGATGCCTGCGGTTGAAACCTCGCAAACGATTGTAAACCAGGGCTCCGTCCCGCTCGCACAGGTTGTTGATGTCGGTGTTCCGCCAGCACCTCGCGGTGAGCAGACTGCCCGTGGCTTCGGTGCAATGTTGCGCCCGCAGAAGTTTGTGGTGCGCTAATGAACCTGCTGGGCTCATTCGGTCCACTTCTGAAACAGATTGCCCCGACCATTGCGACCGCCCTTGGCGGTCCAGTGGCGGGCATGGCTGTTCGCGCTCTGTCTATTGGTCTGCTTGGCCGAGATGATGGTACGGCAGATGATCTTGCTGCCGTCCTTGCTGCCGCCACACCGGACCAGGTGACAGAGATCAAACGCATTGACGCTGAGTTTCAGGTCAAAATGAGGCAGCTCGATATCGATCTTGAGGCTTTGGTTGTTGCGGATCGCAAGAGCGCCCGTGATATGCAGATGGCGCTCAAGACAAACCTCGTGCCTGGCATGGCAGTCTTTATCCTTGCCTCTTTTGTTGCCATCACTGTTGCAACGCTCTTTGGCTACACAAAAGTAGATTCTGTGTTGGCAGGAACTTTGATAGGATATATTTCCGCAAAGGCCGAGCAAGTCATCTCGTTCTACTTCGGATCATCAAACAGCAGCCAAAACAAGGATACAATGCTGTTTAATTCAATGCCGATAAAGTAATTTGGGTGGAGAAAGCGCGTGGATGGTATTTACATTACTGACAATATTCTTAAGTTCGTCCGTGAGAGGACATCAGTCCTCGTGGGACAGATGACAGAGGGATCTGTTCCCGATTTCAACGCATACATAAAACTTCGTTCCCAATACGAAGCATGGGTATCGGTTGAAAGTGAGTTAAAGTCCCTGTTGAAACGGATAGGCATGGAAGATGAGTAATCTCATTCTACCGGAACACGTTGCTAGGGCCGTGAAGGCCAAGAAAGTTGAAGAAAACAAAGAGCAGGTTGAAGAGAAGTCTGAAGCTATAGACATCTCATCTGCCTACGTTCTTGAAGAAGAACGCTCTCTAGATCCATCAAAGCTGCCTACGTCAGCTTTGGAGCGCATGCCACAGCCAACAGGCTGGCGCATTCTTATCCTACCCTACAAGGGGTCGGGTAAGACTAAAGGTGGCATTCTCATGGCTGATGAAACCATTGAACGTAATTCGCTTGCCACAGTTGTCGGTTATGTCCTCGCTGTCGGCCCCGAAGCATACAAGGATCAGGAGAAGTTCTCTGCTGGCCCGTGGTGCAAGAAGGGTGATTGGGTCATGATTGGCCGCTATGCCGGAACTCGTTTCCGAATTGAAGGCGGAGAGGTGCGTATCATCAACGATGACGAAGTCATTGCCACCATTTCAGACCCCGCAGATATCCTTAACGTCTGAGGATAATGCGACTTACCGTGGAGATGTACCATGCTTGACAAAGAAGATGTCAAGGAAAAGGAAGCTACAGAAGAACTTGAAACGGAGGAAGAGTCCTCTGCGGCGGAAGCCGAAGCGTCTGATGTAGATCCTGAAGAGCTTGAAGAAGACGATGAGGACGAGGGTGACGAACCCGAGGCCGCACCAGGCAAGAAGTCGAATGACGACGATCTTTCCCAGTATAGTCACTCTGTTCGTCGGCGTATGAAAAAGATGGCGGCTAAAAACCGCGCTCTTGAGAAACGCGAACTCGATGCCTTGGAGTATGCCCGCTCTGTAAAACTTGAGCTTGATCAGCTTAAGAAGCGGGAAATGCAGTTAAGCCGTAACCTTGAGACTGAGGCCGAAGTACGCCTCAAGACCCAAGAACAGCTTCTGAAAGACCAGTACAAGTTCGCCGTTGACAGCGGCGACGTGGACAAACAGATCGAGGCTCAGTCCACACTTGCTCAACTTGCGGTAGAGAAGGAGCGTTTACGCAACTTCCGTGTCTACCGTGAAGAGCAGGAACGAGTTTCTGTTCAGCGAGACGCTGTGGACGCACGTCCTCAGGCCGCTCCCCCGCCACCTAAGCCCGACAAAAAGGCTCAGGATTGGGCAAATCGAAACCAGTGGTTCGGTAAGGACCGTGCCATGACTTTCACCGCATATGAGGTTCATAACGACCTGATGGCCGAAGGCTATGACGGGAAAGATGACGACTACTATAGCGAGCTTGATGCTCGCTTGCGGAGAGAGTTTCCATCGAAATTTAAAGAAATCGTGCAGCAACGCAAACCCGCTTCTACTGTCGCTTCTGGTCGTCCAACACAGGGAAAGAAAGCATCTTCTGACCCTGAACTTTCGGATTCTCAGAAAAACATTGCACGTCGTCTTGGTGTAAGCTATGATGATTACAAACGTCAGTTGAAGCTCGCTAGAGAGAGGGCCGAATAATGGTTGATCGCTCACCACGCACAGCTTCAACTCGAACTGCGGCTGCACGTCCTTTGACGTGGAAGCCGCCATCCACTTTGGATGCACCACCGCCCCCTGCGGGCTACGTTCACCGCTGGATCCGTATGGAATCCAACGGGATGGATGACAGGAAGAATCTTTCTTCCAGACTACGCGAAGGCTTTGAGCTTGTTCGCGCTGATGAGTTTCCAGATCGTGACGATCTGCCGACCATCAATGACGGCAAACACGCAGGTGTTATTGCTGTGGGAGGTTTGGTCCTCGCTCGTATCCCGGAAGAGTTGGTTAAGCAGCGTAACGCCTATTATCATAGGCAGACCAGCGATCAACTGACCGCCGTGGATAATGACCTCCTCCGGGAGCAGAATCCAGTCATGCCGATCATTAAACCTGAACGGCAATCTCGTGTCACTTTCGGTGGACCTCGTTCCACCGAGTAATTATAGGATCTAAGCTATGCCGAATATTGATGCGGCTTTCGGACTCCGTCCGTATGAAATGCTTGGAGCGGGTGCCAACACAAACGGCAACATGACGTTCACCATCCAGTCGGCTGCGACCGCTGGTACATCGAGTGTAATCTACCAGGGTTCCCCTGTTATTCCGCTCGCGAACGGCTTGATTGATCGTGTTGGCAATGCGAACGGTGGTACCGTTCCGCTCCTTGGTGCGTTCCTCGGTTGTAATTACATCGACCTTACGGGTAAGCCCCGCTGGTCGCCGTATTGGCCGGGCACAGCCTCTGTTATGGCTAACTCGGTTGCAACCGCTTCGGTTGCTGCCCACCCAGATCAGCTCTTCCTCATCAACTGCGATGCGGCTGCTGCTGACGCTCTTGTTCATGCTAACGCAAACTTTGGTTCCGCTCAGAGCGGTAGCACGGTTTCCGGCCTTTCGTCGGCTGAACTTGCTGTCTCGACGGCAGACACGACAAACACCCTTAACCTCCGTATCATTGGCTTCGAGGACACTCCTGCCAACAGTGACGCGGCTGTTGCTGGTCGTTTGGCGATTGTTTTGCTTAATAACCACTTCTACCGCTACAATGCCAATGGCACTGGCGCGGGCATCTAAGGAGTAATGAACTATGGCTATTACTCGTTCACAGCTCCTCAAGGAACTTGAGCCCGGTCTTAACGCTCTGTTCGGTATGGAGTATGATCGTTACGATAACGAGCATGCTGAAATCTTCGACACGGAAAACTCAGACCGTGCATTCGAAGAAGAGGTGATGCTCAGTGGCTTCGGCCAAGCACCAGTCAAAGGTGAAGGCTCTGCCATCTCCTATGACACCGCAGGTGAAGCTTTCACCGCTCGCTACACCCATGAGACGATTGCTCTTGCATTCGCCATCACGGAAGAAGCGGTTGAAGACAACCTGTACGACAAGCTCTCAGCTCGTTATACCCGCGCTCTTGCTCGCTCGATGGCGAACACGAAGCAGGTTAAGGCGGCTTCGGTTCTCAACAACGCATTCTCTTCGTCCTACAAGGGCGGTGACGGCGTATCGTTGGTGAACTCTGCTCATCCGACAACGGGTGGCGGTAACTTGTCGAACACGCTCGCCACGCAGGCCGACCTCAATGAAACGTCTCTTGAACAGGCGCTCATTGATATCGCAGCCTTCATCGACGAACGTGGTCTGAAGATCGCAACTCGCGGCATGAAGCTTATCATTCCGCCTGCACTTCAGTTTACCGCAGAGCGTATCCTGAAGTCTGAACAGCGCGTTTCGACGGCAGACAATGATATCAATGCAATCAAGACCGGGGGCTACCTGCCTCAGGGCTTCGCAGTGAATCACTTCCTGACCGATCCGGATGCGTGGTTCGTGAAGACGGACGCTCCGAATGGCCTCAAGCACTTTGTGCGCTCGCCCCTCAAGACCGCCATGGAAGGTGACTTTGAAACGGGCAACGTGCGTTACAAGGCTCGCGAGCGTTATTCGTTCGGTTGGTCCGATCCCCGTGCGATCTACGGCTCGCAGGGTGCCTAAGACTACTAGAGACCGGGAGCAATCCCGGTCTCTCCACTATCCGGGATAACCCGGCTTTGTAGACTGTCCCGGCAGACGATGCAGAGACTACAGGGCCAAACCTCTGCATAGGAGAGACCATCATGGGTCAGACTACTTTTTCGGGTCCGGTAAAATCGGACGCAGGCTTTATCACTGGTACAGATTCAGTGACTGCTGCAATCACGGCTTCGACTCTTACTGTTGATAGCTCGTATAACGGTAAAACAATTCTCATCAGCCGCGCTGCTGGTACCGCGGTCACGCTTCCTGCTGCCACTGGTTCGCAGGCACGATATGTTGTTCGCCTTGCAGCTTCTGTCACGAGCAACTCGACGACCATCAAGGTTGCAAATGCTACGGATATTATGCAGGGTCTTGCTGTTGTCACGGCTTCGACACCAGGCGCTTTCTACACGACTGCAACATCTGATACTGTTACGTTGAACGGCTCGACCACAGGTGGTCTTGTTGGTTCGTTCGTCGAGCTTACCGACGTTGCGTCTGGCATCTGGGCAGTTCACGCAGTGCTTGTTGGCTCCGGCACTGTTGCTACGCCGTTCAGCGCAACGGTCTCGTAAGATCTCTTAATTGACGGAGGAGCGATGACCGCTCCTCCACATAACAGGAGGTTCTTATGGCAGATGCCGTAACTTCGCAGATTATTTTTGACGGCACGAAAACTGCTGTCATGAAGTTCACGAATATCTCAGACAGCACGGGTGAAACCGGAGTTATCAAAGTCGATGTTTCTGCCTTGTCTGGTTTCCAAGGCCAGCCTTGCACAAGCGTGAACATTACCAAGCTCGATGCGATGACAGTTGGTATGGGCGTCGATATCCTTTGGGATGCGACAACGGATGTTATTTGCTACACAATTGGTGCAGATCAGTTCGTGACATTTGATTTCCGTCACTTCGGCGGTCTGACAAACAATGCTGGAACAGGCAAAACGGGCGACGTTCTTTTCACGACTATTGGTGCTGCTTCAGGGGATCGCTACACGGTTGTCCTAGAACTCGCCAAGAACTTCGGATGAGGTGAACTATGGCTGGCGCTCCTTCCTCGATCACAAGAACAGGAACACACGAGCCATTTGAACTTCAGGTGTCACGGGGCCAAATCCCGTGGCATCGCTCTGTTATTGTGTTCGGATATAATCCGGATGTTGATACAGCAGAGGAATCAGTTTGGCCTGATGGTGGCGTAGTACCACATGGTCAAAGTGCATCTGTCCTGAAAGTAAGCTCAACAAGCGCCAGTGACACATCTGCTGGCGACGGGGCAAGAACTGTTCTCATTCAAGGCCTCGATGCTGACTTCAAAGAAATATCTGAAACCGTTGTTTTGGCTGGTCAGACAGAAGTTCTGACAACAAAGTCTTACGTAGCCATCAACAATTTGGTTGTGTTAACTGTTGGAAGCACGGGACACAATGTTGGTGATATCAACGTAGGAACAGGAACCGTTACGGCGGGTGTTCCTGCTGTTTTGTGGGACCTCATCGCTCCGACATACAATGAGCGCACAACAGGTCACTACACTATCCCGGCAGGATATACCGGATACATGCACACAGGCATTTTTACCGCTGGTCAGACAAGCGGCTCAACAAGCATAACTGGGTTTTTGAAGATCACTGATAATGTGAATAGCATAACCAGAGTTGGGGCTGTTGTTACAATCAACAACGGTTCCGTTCAATATGATTTCCCATACCCACTTGTAATTCCAGAAAAGTTTTGCTTAGGCGCAACGGCTGACGGATCCTCTTCAAATAATTCAGTGTCCTCCATGTTCGGTATTCTCCTGATCAAGAACGATGCGGGGACTGCGTGATGGCTTCTAAAAAAGACATGGGCATCAAGACCTCCGTCAAGTCCGGCAACTTCCGCCCGACAAAGCAGGGTGCTGGTATGACAGAGAAGGGCGTAAAGGCCTATCGTCGTGCCAATCCTGGATCCAAACTTCAGACCGCTGTCACGGAAGCCAACCCATCCGGTGAACGTGCCAAGCGTCGTAAATCCTTCTGTGCCCGGTCTGAGGGCCAGATGAAACAGTTTCCGAAGGCTGCGAAAGACCCCAACAGCCGCCTTCGTCAGGCCCGGAAGCGTTGGAGGTGCAAGTAATGGAACTATCGTTAGGAGTAATATGGAATGCGATCCTATCGCTTGTCCTACTTCCGCTTTCTTATGTTTTGATATATCTTAATAACCGAATTACCTCGATGTCCGAGGCGCAGACTGCATCTGTAGAGCGCATTTGGAAGTCGATCTCTGAACACCGCGAGGATGTTCCGAAGACCTATGTCACAAAGATAGATCTTCAAAACACCCAAGCACAGTTGTTAACAAGGTTTGATCGTCTGGAAGAGAAGATCGACCGCATGGCAGGAATCAAATCATGATGATGAAGAAGCAAACCATCAAATCAAAGGTCGCAAAGAACAAGGCCAAGTCTCCGAAGAAGATGGGCTCAATGGCACCTATGGGTGGCATGGCTCCTTCGAAAGGCATGAAGCCGATGATGGGCATGAAGAAAGGCGGCATGGCTAAGAAGCCGGGCATGGCTATCATGATTGCTATTGGTAAGCCGAAGAAGGGTAAGTGACATGGATGAAGATGTTCAGGGCAAGAAGATAAAACTTAAGAAGACTAAAGGTGGTGCGCAACAATATGTTCGTGGCGACGATCTCCCCGAGCGATTAAGAACCATAAACGAAATGGATGACAGCTATCTTTCGGGCAAGGAATCTGAAAAAAGATCCCGCCTAACGAAGGCTTTTCTGGCTGAAATGGGTTCTGAGAACTACGCCAAAGGCGGCATGGTTAACGGCAAGCGCGGCTGTGGCATGGCTACTCGTGGCTACGGCAGAGCATTAGGACGCGGCAAATGAAAAAGGACATTTGGGAAAAGCCAAGACCCAAAGCTCTAGGTAAACCGAAGAAGCTGACCCCCGCTCAGAAGAGCAAGGCCAAGGCTGCTGCGGCCAAGGCTGGTCGTCCGTATCCTAATCTTGTTGACAACATGCGAGTCGCGAGGTCGAAATGAAGAAGCCGTCTAAAGCCCAGAAGAAGGTTGGTAAAGTGATGCGGGAGTTTAAATCCGGCACACTTCATTCCGGCAAAAAGGGTCCTGTGGTAAAGAATCCTAAGCAAGCGATTGCCATTGCTTTGTCAGAGGCTGGCATGAGCAAGCCTAAGAAGAAGGGTAAGTAAGATGCCAAACATTCCTCTCCCGCCTGAAACCCCTGAGTTTCGCAAGAAGGCCCGTAAGAAGGTGATGAAGCCAGAGGACATGGAAATGTCTGATGCCATGCAGCAGTATCTTCGTGACAAAACTGATGCGGAACGCCGCAGCCAGATGGAAAGCGAGATGGCGGATGAGGCCAAGGAAGCGTATTCTGTCCGTGGTTACAAGAAGGGCGGCATGGTCCGTGGTTGTGGCAAGGCTGTTAAAGGCCGTGGAAAAGGGACAATGTACTGATGCCTGGTTCAAGTGGAATGCTCGCTCTCGGTATGTTCGGCAAGGCCCCTAAAAAGGCCAAGAAGCCCGTCAAGGCACCGAAGAAAATGAAACCCGTCGCTATGAAAAAGGGCGGCATGGCAAAAGGAAAATGCAAATGATGCGTTCTGATATGGCACAACAAGTTGCTCGTCCTGGTATGAACAAGCCTGTTCCTGTCGGCGGCAAGCGCCCAATGAAGCCTATGCTTCCTCGTCAGGCGTTCAAGAAGGGCGGCATGGTTTCCCCAAAAGGTCGTGGCTGCGAAACTGGCGGCAAAAAGTCTTGTAAGGTTTGCTGAGGTAAACAATGGCCTTCGAGCGGTTTGCGTATGTTCATTGCAAGCCTGATGGAACTCCTTTCTATGTCGGAAAGGGTTCGCTTAAGCGCGCAAAGTATTTGGGTGAACGCAACAACCACCACAAGGCCGTTGTTGAAAAGTACAATAAGAATAGCATTCTTATTGGTATGATATCGTGTTCAGGGGACGAAGAAGCATATCTGTTAGAGAGGGGCCTTATTAAACGCCTTCGTGCAATGGGTGTTCGTCTTTCAAATTTCACTTCAGGCGGAGAGGGAGGGAAAGATCCTACCCCTGAAACTCGCAAACGTCTTTCAACTGCTGCAAAAAAACGCGGCATATCTCAGGCCTGTTTGGAAGCCAGGAATAAAGCCGTCTCTGGAAAACCACTAACTAGAGAGCATAAGGCTAAGATAAGCGCTTCTTTGCGGGGGATTTCTAGAACCCAAGAGCAAAAAGAAAACATTCGTAAAAGCGCCGTTAAAAGAGGTATATCACGCTCCACGTTAGAAAAAGCATGGCAGTCTAACCGTGGTCGTGTTAAACCGGAGGAAGTTAAACGTAGGCAAGCAGAGACATTGCAAGCTACCTTAGCCCGGAAAAAAACTGTTGTGGAGACTGGGTTATGACAACTTCTGGAACAAAATCCTTCGAGCTTGATGTTGCCGATTATTGCCAAGAGGCATGGGAAAGATGCGGGCTTGATATTCGCACAGGCTACGACCTGCGCACGACAACGCGCAGTCTCAACCTTGTGCTTGCGGATTGGGCAAACCGTGGTTTGAATCAGTGGACAATTGAAGAAGAGATCGTCACGATGGTCGCAGGAGACAACGAGTATGCGTTGTCCTCTTCAACCATTGATGTCTTGGAAGCTGTTGTCCGGTTTACCAACGGCGTTGGTACAACTAGTCAGTCTGACCTGACACTTGAGCGCATCAGCCGCGAGTATTATCTGAACATCCCGAATAAGCTGACAGAGGGTCGCCCTGTTCAGTACTTCGTTGATCGACAAATCACGCCTCTCGTCAAGGTTTGGCCGACACCGGATCAAACATATTATCTTGTTTTCAACAAACTCGTCCGTATGGATGATGCTTCTGCCGGGGTTAACACGCTTGAAATCCCTTTCCGCTTTTATCCTTGTCTGGCTGCTGGCCTTGCCTACTACCTCTCTCTCAAGAAGGCTCCTGAGAGAAGTCAGCTTCTCAAAGCCGTATATGATGAGGAGTTCACAAGGGCTGCGGCAGAAGATCGTGACCGGGCATCTCTTAACCTGACACCGGGACGTTCGTCTTATAGGGTGGTCTGATGACACGGTTTGCTGTTGGTGCAAGATCAAAGGCCATATGTGACCGTTGCGGGTTCATGTATGACTACTTGCAGCTTCGTCAGGAATGGAACGGTCTAAGGACTTGCCCGGAATGCTGGGAAATCAAGCATCCGCAACTCGATCCCATCTATCCTCCGACTGAACCTCAGGCTCTTTTGAACCCGCGTCCAGATCGTATTGAGCCTATGGATGTGCCCGTGGGCTATGAAATATTCCCGTTTGTGGAGTATAACCTTCTTCAAGGCGTGACACAGCTTGGTGTCGTAAGTGTGGAGATTACCTGATGGCCTGGACATATTCGACACTGGTACAGGCCATCAAGGACTTTACCCAGTACGACGAGACGACATTCAATTCGAACATCAACACCTTCATCCAGAACGCTGAAGAAAGGCTGCTCTATGCTGTCGATCTTGAAGTATTCCGTAAGAACCAGACCGGAAACATGGGCTCTGGGAACAAGTATCTTACCGTTCCTGCCGATTATCTGTCTCCATTTAGCCTCAGCGTCACGGTGAATGGATCGACAAATTTCCTTTTGATGAAGGATGTGGAGTATCTGCAGGAGTATAATCCTACAGGTGCGACAGGTGTTCCGAAGTATTATGCACTATTCGACGTGGACAACTTCATCATTGCTCCTGTACCTGCAGGAAACTACTCGGTTGAGTTGCATTATTACTATCGCCCTGAAAGTATTGTTACGGCGAATACAACGTGGCTCGGTGACAATGCTCAACAGGCATTGCTCTATGGCTGCTTGGTCGAGGCTTATACTTTCATGAAGGGTGAGCCGGATCTTCTTAATCTTTACAACCAGCGGTTTAATGAATCTCTGGCACGTCTCAAGAACTATGGCGAAGGCCGCGAAAATGACGATGCATATCGCGACGGCCTCATTAGGGTACAGGCGAACTGATGTTTGAAGCAATGCAAACTGGCGCTTTCAGGGTGGATGTAGCGACCTCTGATGGCGGTCATCCGGTCGAGTTTTGGGCAAGCCGTGCCACGGATAAAATCCTGTCGGTGGCTGACACGGCGCCGCCGGTCATTCGAGATCAGGCAGTGGCTTTCAAAGGTCGGATGGAAGCTGTTATTCTGCACTATATCAAAGAGGCTATTAAGGATAATAACTCTGTGATATCAAAGACACTAGCTGATGCGGGTCATCCGCAACTTGCCGACCTTGTTAGGAGACTATAATGGCTTTCACGGGCAATTACATGGCTACGTCGTTCAAGACGCAGCTTATGCAAGCAGCACACGACTTCCGAGCATCAGGTGGCGACACTTTTAAGATCGCTCTTTATACCGATTCAGCATCCTTTACGGCGGCTACGACGGCATACACAGCAACAAACGAAATCACCAATACATCCGGTTCGGCTTATGTGGCTGGCGGTGCGACATTGACGAATGTCGATCCGACAAGCAGCGGCACGACGGCCTTCACGGATTTTGCTGATGCTTCGTGGACTTCGGCATCCTTCACGGCTCGCGGGGCGTTGATTTACAACTCAACTCCGACGAGTGGTCTGGGCCTCACCAACCCTTCGGTCTGTGTTCTGGACTTTGGTTCGGACAAGATTGTGACCTCCGGTACATTTACCGTTATCTTCCCGACTGCAGATGCTTCCAGCGCCATAATTCGGATCGCCTAAGATGACAGTTTCTCTCAAGCACCTATTCCAATCATCCATTCCGGATGATCCGGATACCAGTATCGTTCGTCCTTCCGACTGGAACGCCGAACATACCTTGACACTCGACACAGGAAAACTCCTCGGTCGGTCAAGTGCTGGTACAGGCGCTGCGGAAGAAATTACTGTTGGCACAGGCTTGTCGCTGTCTGGCGGAACTCTGTCCAATTCCCAATCAACAACACTCACTGTCGGCACAACCGCCACCTCCGGCGGCGCTGCCGGTCAGATCATGTTTGATACAGGGTCTGTGCTTCAGGAAAGCAGCAATCTAGTTTGGAACAACACCAACGGTGGTTTGACTGTCTCCAGCATTGCCAACCCAACAATTCCGTCGCTGACAATCAACGGTGCTTCTAACTACACCGGAACTACACTGAGCGGTGTTTCTATTACGGGTACGGGCGGTCAGTTCTCGTGCGACAGCACCACGCTGACAGTTGGTGAGTTTGTTACGATCTCCGGTACGCTTGGCGGCACAGGCACGATCAGCGGCTACGCTAACCCAACCACATACCGCATCTCTGCAACCAACGGCACGACAACATTTACACTTGTCAACAACACGACCGGCGCTGCGATTGTTACGACTACTGGTACGCCGACAGGTTTGACCTATACGGTCACAGACCCGTTTATCAACCTGTCGCAGACGTGGAACAACTCGGTCGTTGCGTTCCGTGGGTTGCAATACAACGTCACTGATACTGCATCAAATGCGTCGTCG